TTCTTCAAGTTCCGTATAACGATCAATAATCGTATGGGTCAGGGACTGATTTGACGGACAGGCTGCGATCATCCCAGCGGTAAAAGCCGCCACCTGGTATCCTTCCAAAGACAAATCTTTCGCTTTTACCTTTGCGTTCAGGATATAAACCATGTTCTCTTTGTCAAATCCTGTTGCCGCTGCCATGCGTTCCTCTAACTCCTGCGTATCTTTCTCCGCGATCACACCGATTCCAAACTGACCGGAATCATAGATACGGTCCAGGAACCCAGATACCAGTTCATGAACACCCTTGTCCTCTGTATCCACGCAGATGGTGTTGAAATAATACTTCTCTACTTCTTCCAGGCCTTTGCTGTATTCTGCATTGGTAACTGTCGGATCTGTACCGGCAGTAAATGCAGTTTGGTTCACATCTGTCAGAATGCCTTTTCCTTCTTCTTCCAAAACCGCGATAAACTGATCAGACTTCTGGAATCCATCTACCAACGCTTTTGCCTCATCTTCTCCAGCGACAAAGCTGATCTTTTCAAATTCTTCTGTGCCGTGATAGATGATGCATTCTTTTCTGGTACTGTCTGTCAATTTCTTTCTGACCGTTACTGTAAATCCCATCTTTCCTGGATAGTTTGCGGTGATCTTTACTTTCCCGGTATCAGCGGAAAGGGAAACTGTCTCCTGTGTACCTCCATTTCCGATACGGCAGGCAACTAACTTCTGCGCGCCCCCATAAAGCGCTTCCCGAAGGGTATCTGTAGTTCCTCCCTCTCCGTAAATCTGCGCGTATCCATCTTCTCTTTCGATCATTTTGACTGTTCCAAGCGGTCCGAAAGAAGATTTAAAAAGGACAGCTACCACGCCGTCCACTGCACTAAATGCATGTTCTTCGCCTTTTTTACTCACATTAAAATAAGCGCCCGGTCGGATTTTCTGCTCACCGACCCGAAAATATCCTGCCATCTACTTTACCTCCTGTTTCATAAATTTTTCTACTGCTGCCGTTGCCTCTTTTAAAGTTATCTTTTTCTCCTTTAACGGTTTCAAAGCAGCCCGTACACATTCCCGCCTCACTTTAAACAACTGTTCACTTGCAGATACCAGTTCCGAAATTGTGTACGTTGTTTCTACCGCCTTTTTTCCTTTTGGTTTCGGAATTTCCTTTTTGATTTCTTCCGCCATAGCCTTCTCCTTTCTTGCGTATCATTATATAAAAAGAGCGCCTACCGCCTTCTTTTCTAAAATGCTATATCAAAAACACTCAAAATCCCATCCCTATTCCAGAGATGTTATGTTTCTTTTCCCCTCTCCGGAGGCATCCGTATTTTCCGGTTATGATCAGCTGTCCTTCCCGGAGATAATCCGCTTTGTTATCCATTCTTAATTCCTGGATATACATAGGGGAATCATCCAACATGGTAATCTCTTCCTCTGCTGCCATCTTCTGATGGATCGCCGCCAGCATTTTTAATCTGGTGAGCGCTGTGGGATATAGAAGATGGACTGCTACCCTTGCCGTAAACCATGCGACAGTGTGGGCACATGGGCCGTCAGTGCTCTGAATATCCTGCAAGCGGCAGTAAAACACCGGAGCTTCTGCCGGATTGGTAAAATCTCCAATCCGGTCAAGCCCAAGAACCACAGATTCCGGATACAGCTCTTTCAAAAATACAGCCGCAGCCATCACCGGATCAGGATCTGTTGTCTCTTGCATAGGATACTCGATCAGATCAAAGAGAAGGTCCTTGCATACGATTCCCATGCCTTCTGCCTGATAGACTTCTGTCCTTGCCCACGCAAAGCAAAAGGGCACCTCTCCGTCCGGTTTCATCAGCACATCTTTCAATGCATCTCTTACCTGATCTTCCAGTTCTTCGATCACTTTCGAAGTTTTATCAGTGTATATTGCAATGTGAAGCGTACCGGAAGATGACCGTTCCTGATTGACCTGCATATCTGTCCGGTAGCAGATACGCGGATACTGGCTTTTCCCACCCCATCCGCCCTGCTGGTCAGAAGGGAATTCTGTATTAAAAATAGCCGGTCCGTCACCATAAACAGCCAGCTTCTCTACCAGTCCCCCGCAGTCTGCAAGTCTCCGATATATCATCTCATTTAATTCCATCTGTTACCTCCGGATACGTTCTTATGCTTTCCAACTCATCACCGGAGTAGCGAATCTGCCACTGCCCTGCTGCCACCTCTGACGCCGGAATGAAATAGTGGTTGACAATGCAGCCAATTTCTTCCGGTGGAAATTCTATCCGGAGCAGATTTTCTTTTACACCTGTGACAACCCCGCATTTCCAATCATTCCACGTGCTATGCTTTGCACAAATCAGGGTTCCACGTTTGATTTCCTGTGTATTAAATCCTGTGATTTCTTTGTTTACCAATAACATCTTATCCCAACTCTCCGAATATTCTTTCAATTTCCGGCATGGCTGTATCTGTGATCTTATCCACAAATGGACGGGCAGCCATTTTGGACGTTCCTTCTTCCAGATATCCCGCGTAAGGAGCTGCGCTGATAATACCAAATATTCCAGAAGCGCCTCCGCCTCCGTAATACGTTGTCCACGCAGTCCTGAGAAAACCACTCCTTCTGCCTGGTGGACTGCCTGGAGGGGAAGGACTTTGATTACCGGATAAAACGGTCAGTTCCGCATTCCTAAGTGCATTGGAGCCTCTTGCTAAACGTGCCATAGCTTTTTGCTCTGTTTCCCGCACATCTTCTTCAACCTCTATCCGCACTTCTTTAATCGCTTCTGCCGGTCTCATTTCACATCGTTCCTTTCTTCCAGATACACAAGTCCCGCAGCTCCCAGATTCCCGATATCCTCATACAGCAGAACAAGGAATACCCTATCTCCCAGAATCAACCAGTCTCCTCTGTGTATCTCCGCTTTTTCCCGAAGCACAAGCGTATGTGTGAGGGAATGCTGGTCCTGATCCCATCTGTGCCGTGTCCTGTCCGCATCATTTGCAGACGCTTCTCCAAGGATTCCCGTTAAAGTCCCCGCTTCCTCTGTGGATTCAACCGCATAGCCTTTGTCGTTTTTTACCACTTTTCTTTTTATAAGAAAATCCATCCACACATTTCCGGGGCGCAGATACATAAAGGAACATAATCCCATCATATATCCATCCCCTCGCTTTCCTCGGTGGACATCATGCCGCTGTAAAAATACGGCTCAGACTGTCTTTTCATATCTCCTGCATTCATATGAATCGCAGCGGGGCTGACTGCTGCCGCTTCCAATTCCTTTTTTAACTTCTCATATTCTTCCTGCCACAGCTTCGCCCTTTCAGTAAACGCAAAGGAAGTCGGACCTACTTTTGTATCCGGTTCATAGGAAAATCTCCGAAAAATGCTCTCCAGACACTTCAGCTTTGCCTTTTTCCAGGATCTTGCTGTCTGAACACCCTCTGTGAGTAAGAGATATTCCTCATCACAAAGGGCGCAGGTTCTTTCTTTCCCATCTACCATCACATCGCCCAGTTCAAAACGCATCCTGTCTTTTCCATAGGCTGTGATCTGGAACGGCTCATAAGTGTATGTTCCTGCCATCAGGCCTCACCTTCGCTTTTCTCCGCTTTTACAGTCTCTTTTGCCTTTAATTCCGCCTCTTTCTTTACCGCTGTTCTGGAATCTATGGCATTTAACAATATCAATACCGTATCATCCTCCACATACTCCTTAATATGGGCTGTGGCATCTTTTACGCTCATCTGCATGGTTTTTACCGCTTCCCGGATCTGCGGCTCAGAAACGTCCATTTCCAGCGTTTCATCCCCCTTTAGGATCGGTATGCGAAAAAGAACTTCTGCTTTCTGAGCCACGATTTCTGCCAGCTCAACTGGTACTCCATCACCTACGATAACCACAATCCCCAGCTTTTCCATTTTATCCGGATCCCGGACAACCCCTTCCGGAATTTCGTCACCGATGAAAAACTTTTTCCCCTCGAAACTACAGGGTCTTTTTGCAATGATCATCTCAACACCGCCTTCTTTTCGTTAATCAGACAGCATCTGCAAAGAACATTCCAAGATCGTCCGCTGTCTTCTTCATATCGTTTGCCATCAGGCCTTCGATATACTCTGTATGAGTACCGTTTTCTCCAAGATAGTTCAGGATTGGAAGAATCTGTCTATTTCCAAGCATATCCCAGGAGAAAATATATCCCGCGGACGGCTCGTCAATACTCGGTGCATTAGTGGCATAAGCCAGAAGAAAGGCATTGGGGTCACCAATAAACTGCATGTCTGCCTCTGCTCCCATATCAGCCTTATTCATAATGGAGTTCAGGACTACAAGCTTCTCAACACCGAATAACTGAGCCAGTACATTTGCAGTGACAGATGCCGGATTTGCTGTGGATCCACCGTATTTTACGCGCTCCAAAATCGCAGGATGGAGTTTTAAGGCATTAAATACATTTACGCCCATTGCCAGGCGGTTCGGTGTGCGTCCAGTACTCTGATGCATCTCTGTTTTCTTCGCGTCTACAAATCCGATCGGATCCGAGTTTGCATTGGAAAATTTAATAAACTGTCCATCCGAAACAGAAGTGTTGTCCACGCCGGTCATCTCATTTTTCCAAACTCCTTTTTTGAAGAATCTTTCTGCAAACATATAATCCTGGTGGATATTGGCCTGCTCTGCAATGGTTTTTGTCCTCTGCTGTTTCGGCTGCATGATGGACGGTCCCTGGCGTCTGGTAAGATCTGTCTGCCTGATCTGGTCGATTCCCATGATCATCTGATCCACCTGGCAGGCATAAGTATCTGTATGTTCCGATACCGGCGCAGGCTCTACCTTTCCATAAGCCGGTTTTCTTCTCCAATTATCCCGGAGCAGATCTTCCTTGTCAAAAATATAATAATTGTCTGAAGACAAATTCACCGGACACACCGGGAAAATTGCTTTTGCGAAATAATTGCTTGCGTTCTGATAATAAGACA